AGCGCGATCCCCGAGCTGTATTCGATGTGGAGCTTGGCGGCGGTGGTTGTCGAGTTTTCGTATGTCAGAACACCCAAATCTCGGTTCGAATTTGACGTATGTTGTTCAAAGATCAAGACTAGCGCATTATTCTGTGCCCATCCCCCTTGGTCTACAATCTCCTGAATGATCGTTTTGATGTCGGCTCCGGAGGTAGGGGCGCCATTAGGGGCGCCCCACTGCCATTCTGCGGCTGCCGAAGCCCCCAAATCAGTTGAATCCCAATTGATTGTCGCCGTCGTCCTAGTGCGTGCATCTATGTCGTTGGTCGTGGTGGTGAAAGTCCCTGGATTGGCAGACAACTCGCCACGCAGTCGATGTTGGGGCTCATCTGTGCCGGTGCCTTGAATGAACACGCTCATCCAAGCACTATCGATAGTGGCTCCGACTGGAACGCCAACTGTGGTCCAGCGATTGCCGCCATGTTCTGTGGTTATATCTACGATGTAGTTGGCTCCAGTCAAGATGACCGAATCATTTGTTGCCTGAACAGCATCATCTGAGCCGGCACCCACCTGCTCGTCAATGGTTACGTCAATCTCGATGGGGTAGTCCGCAGCCTGAAGCCAAGCAATCGGGATGCGATGTTCGACGAAAAGGTTAGGCCCGGTCCTGCGCAGCCTGAACGTCCCCAGCAATTCATCCGGGTCCTGGTCCTCGACGGGCGCACCACTGGAACGCGGTAGGTTTAAGCTCCAGAGGACTTCACCCGTCGTGCTGTGACGAAACTCGACGTAGCCTTGGGTGTCAACGGGATTGTTGACCGCCCGATTCCACAGGACGCCGTTGACGAAGATGTCTAGGTTGTTCGAGACTTGGAAGATGAACTGCAGTCGGGCGACAGGATTGCCGCCCGCGATGATCTGGGCAGTTGGAGCAGGCCACCGCGAAGCCTGATCTACGACGAGCCGCTTGTCCAGCCTGGCAGTCTGCGTCTGCCAGCGGATGTCCATGCCAGGCCCGAATGCGCCTTGCCAGAACAGGACATCCTCATTCTGGACGACCGCACTGACCGACTGCGGATTGGCGATAGCCTGTATCTGGTCTAGGTCGTTCGTGTACTGGAGCTGCTGGGGCTGGAAGGCGACGCTCTCGCCCGTTCCGGGATGGACATACTTGACGATCTGGCCCGAGGAGAAGCTGGCCAGAGCAAATGCGTTGTAGCCAGCCTGCACCATCTGGAAGTCCCAGGGTGCAACGCCGGGCTGCCAGGCGGTGTTGATCTCCTGGTCCTCGGTCGGCCCGTAGTGCATCGGCCCGATGCCGATGTCCAGCATGAACTTGCCGGGAATCGTGGGGTGTTGGTGTTTGATGGAGTTGCGGAGACGCGCAACAACTGTGGCGCCAGGCCACAGTAGTTGCGCTCTGTCGCGGGCATCCTGCGCTGGACGGGCCATCTTGTTCGGGCCCGGACGACTACGTCGGGTCGGCTACTTCAATGTCCCAGACCGGGATGTCCACAGTGCCGCCCGCGGTGAGGGCCTGCGCCGTGCAGGTCGTCACGAAGTGGAGCGTCGAGCTACCCGAGACGCACAGCGCAACGTGGGTTGCCGTTCCGGTGGTGTCGATGGGGACTGCGGACTTCGCCGCCATCCGGACCTTGCGTCCGTTCGTGTCCCCGTTCGAGATGGTGTAGTCCGTTCCCGCCACCACGACCACGTCTGCTAGCTTGAACGTAGCCGACGCCTCGGCGTAGGTGGTGGGCTCAGCGTTGCACACTGTCATCAGCGTGCAGTCGTCGATGACTGCGAGCAAGCCATCAAGCACTGCGTCAGATGCTGATTTCGCCATTGTTCTGCTCCTCGCCCTCTACCGGGGCTAATTCTGGTTTCTCTTCTGGCTCTACTTCCGGCTTTGCGCGAACCGTCGTCTGTCTGATGGTCGCGCTCTGGACCTCTAGAACGTAGTGTTTGGGTTCTTCCTGCTCAGTCTTCATAGTGGTACTCCATCTCGGCCTCGCTACCCACGATCTCGCCGTCCTTCCTGATGAGCTTGTGCCTTTCGGAGCGCCCCATCACCCTCGGCTCGTGCGCCGCCTTGGCGGCCCCGGCCTTGATGGCCTTGGCAATCGGCTCGACGTCAACCCTGTTCTCGATGTTGATGTCGGGCATCTTGGCCTCGGCCTTGACGACGACCGTCGACGGCGTAACCGTGAACGGCGTGGGCTCCACGTTCACCGTCACCTGGGCCGGCGGCATGTGGACATCCGGCATCTGGATATCCGGTACCTGAATGTGGATATGCGGCTCTACATGAATATTCACGTCGTCCTCGCTCCTCGTCTTCCTTCCCGGCATGTCTCGCTCTACCCTGTCAAACGCTGCATGTACCTCGTTGGCCGTCTTGCAACCGTCGAGCTGGCCCAGGATGGCGGCGGAGACGGCCGGCCGAATGCTCTCGGACTGGAACTCTACGGCCGCCGACTTGCCGGCCTTGACCATGCGTAGCGCCTTCCGGCGCCACCGCTTCAGGTCCTCCAGCAAGCCCCCGCTCTCCTCGTCTGCCTTGAGCGTAGAGGACACGATCCGCCCAGGAACGCCTCCTGGGGGCTGCTGCGGGGCTCCTGGAGGCTGCTGCGGGGCGAACGGGGAGCCAAACCCCCCAAGTCCGCCGAACTGCGGCACTTCCTGGCGCCCCTTGCCGATCTCCTCGGGGGAGTATCCCAGCTCTGCGCCGGCGGTCTGCTCGGTGATGATCCCCTTCTCCACTAGGAGGCCCAGGCGCTCGGCTTTGCGCTGCTCGTCCTCCTGGAGAACCTCGAGATCATCGGTGTTGAACACGAACTCCATGTCAGAGCGATAGTGCGAGATGATCTGGTCGTTGATTTGCTCGGCGTACCACTCGGCCCGCGGGATGATGGTCTCCTCGTACAGCGACTGCCGCTGCTCGTCGGCCGTAGCATAGCTTCCAGGGTCGGCCGCATTGGCAACAGTGGGCGGCACGCCGAACGTGGCACAGATGCTCCGCCGCGCTTCCTCGCGCACCTCGGTCAGCGCCAGCTTGTCGGGCGAGAAGCCGATGACGTTGGGCTTCAGCCCGCGGCCAAGGAACCCCGCCTTGAACTGATTGCGAACGCCGCCGAACAGGCGCCGCCACCACGCCTCCGCCTTCTCGGCCTCGGCGCTGGGTAGATCGGCTTCTGTCGAGAACACCACCGGGGGAATGGCGTAGTTGCGGAAGAAGGCTGAGATGTAGCGGTCGGCGTTATACTCGGCCTCAATAGCCAGCTCGGCCACCTTCGCTAACGCAATGCCGTCCAGATCATCTAGCGGGTCGAACTCGTGGAAATAGACGATCTCTTCCACCGAGAACCGCGTCAGCCTCCCGTTCAGGTTCTGCTCGAAGTACTCGATCCCCCACGGCTGCTTCTTGACAGTCATTGTGCTGGAGTTCAGCCGCCGCAGACCCGTCAGGTGCAGGCCCGCATAACCCTTCTGCCAGAACGCCCGGCCGTACAGACACAGGTCCGCCTCCGCCAGCCTCAGCAGGTTCTTGAGATTGCTATCCTTCAGAGTCTCGCCGATCTGGCTCTCGGGCAACGGTACGTCGTTCTGCTGAATCTCCCACGGGATCTTGGACAGCGCGCTCATCCGAATCGAGATGCAGCGGTTAGCCCACGGGGAAATCGTCCATGCAATATTCTTGTCCTGCAGGCGATGCCCCTGGTTGAAAGCCTCCGCCCACCCGGGGATAGTCACCATCGCCTTCTGCACATCGTCAACCCAGGCCCCTCCAATGATCCCGGGCACTTTGAGCTGAACCATGCGGTCTCCTCTCACCAGCCGAAGCCGCCGCCGGACTTGCGGACCATGAGGGCTCGGGCGATAACTGTGTCGTCGTGCATGCCATCGGGCGCGGTATACGTTGCTCGCCCGGTGTTGGGATTGGTTCGCATCTCGTAAGCCTCAAGCTCGAGGGCGGCCACCTCGTGCGGCAGCCATTGCCACTCCTGCTTCTCGAACGCCAACACTAGCCTTTGAATGAGCTGCGGCTTGCTGCTGGCCGTCGTCTCGAAGCCGTCTACCGTCACTCCTGCATCTCGAAGGGCTTCGATGTTGGGCTGCCCGATACTGTTGGACTCTGCCAGTATGTCGGCATGCCATCGCTCAACGGTAGACTTGATGCGGTCTCGCTGAAAGGCGAAGGCGGTGTTGACGTAACGGTCAATGAATACTTCCTGATGGCATGTGGCGCAGCCCACGGATATGCAGGTGGCATCCACCATGCGCCCCCAGTCCAGCCCGGCAACGAGCTGGTGGCCGGCGTGTTCTTCCGGCGTAGTCTCGGGAGCAATGAGGTTCGCACGGACGTTACGAAAGACAGAGCCCTCGCCCTCCAGGAACTCGGCAAGGTACTCTTGGCGGAATGCAAGGTCGGGGAGTTCGTTGCGAGCTGCTTCAATTTCGGATGCCTTGATATGGGGATTTGCTGCCGTAGGGAACTGCCACGACTTCCATTCGCCTCCAGCCTGGCCACGCGCCCAGAGCTGCCAGAAGTAGTTGCGCCCTCTCGGGGTTGATCCAAACCACGCATCCCCCTCGAAGTCGGTCAGCGTGGCTCGCAAGTCCCGCTCCCACGCCTCTTGTAGCCCCTCAACCTGGGCCGCCTCGTTCACCGCCACGCGCTTGTACCTGTGGCCCCGAACGGCCTCCGGCTTATCCAGCGACCACATATCCAGCGTGCCGCCAGTGATAAGGTTGATGCGATGCTCTTGCTCCCACTTCTCCTTAGTGACGGGGGCCAGCAACGCCTTCAGTTCGCGCCAGTCGTCCAGCAGCCCCTTGTACGTCGGCGCCAGCCAGGCTACCGGATGGCCATACAGCGCAGGCTCAATCAGCCTATCGCGAAGCAGGATGTTCTTGCCCCATCGCCGGCCGGCATCGACAATGTTGAACCGCGCCGCCTCGTCCTTGACTTGCTGCTGAGCAGGATGAAGCCTAGGGAGCCTCAGCCTCAGCGTACTCGACGAGGATTCGGATGGGGCCACCGTCTTCCCCGCCGACTTCGACCGGCGGCTTGCCCCAGCCATGGCTTACCAACCACTCCAAGGATGCCAGGTCGCCACGCGCGGCCCTGTCACACACAACTCCGATACCCTTAGCCACGCGGCCCTTGTCCGTATCCCGAATGATCTGCGCGATGGCGTCGTGCAGGCGCGGGCGCCCTCCGGGATTCCCCGACTGGCCCGGCTTCCACCTGACGGCCTTCTGCTTTTCACTCGGCTCACGCTTGCTCATCTGGCACAACCGCCACGCGGACGGGGATCCCGTCACGCCTGATTTCCATCAGCTCGGCCGCCTGCTTGATGGCCGTCTCGGGAAGGTCTAGGACCACCCTCAGACCTCCATCCGATAGCGTGCCCACCTTGCTGACCTGGGCATCGAAGATGATGGCGGCGGACTTCTTCTTCACCGCCATCGCCGCACCCTCGCCCCGAGAGACTTACGCTTACCACACTTCGTACATAGCAGATAGGGCCTAGCCCTCTGGCCCACAGATAGCCTCGGCTCCCACAGGTGAACGTGCTTCTCCATCCCCTATTGGCCCAGGAAGTGCGGAACATCCCGCACTACCGTTGTATCACGAACGCGCTCGTGACGACAATCGTCACATTCCCCAAGATAGCGGTCGGGGCCATCAATCGTCCGGCCATTCTCCGCCAGGCGCATGGCCCCCGGGCCATAGCCCTCCTCAACGGCAAGGGGGCGCAGACATATCCTGCAAATTTCGCTCCAGTAGCGATCCGCCGGGCCAGCCCATCGCTCGCGCTGTTTACGGAACCCGGCCCGGGCCGCCTCCGAAAACATCGCAACAGAATAGTTGTAGCCAGCGGGAGCGATAGCCCCCAGCCTCGTAATAAACGCCATCTCACATTGGCTAGCCTCGTCGTCCCGGCACGTCATCAACACATCAAACCGAAAGACGGCGGCGCCCATGCGGACCCATTCCTTCTGAAGGACGGCGTTTGGATGCTTGCCGGTCCGTAGCAAGCTGCGATGCTGACTCCAGCGACCCTCGACGTTCCGGCTTTGTCCGACATATACCTTCCCGTTCTCGGTATTCTCGATCTTATATATCCATGCCACGCCTTAGCTCCTTTATGGCCGCCCTCTTTGTTTCGGATACCCGCTGCTGAGACATCCCGAACATCTTGCCCATCTCAACTTGCGTCAGCCTGGCCACCCCGAATACGCCGTAGGAGTACAGCAATACGGCGGCCTCCTTGTAGTCCAGGCTTTCCAGCAAACTAGCCAAGTAGTCGCTCGTCATGCTCCAGAACCTCCAGGTCCCTCCTCTCGCGCCGCCGCCGCCTCTGCTCGGAGGCTATCTCGAAGCGTATCCACGGCTCATGCCGGAGCTGGCCGTACTGCCGCCAGCATGCCGCACAAAACCATTTGGTACCACGGATAGCTCGGCCGCAGATGCAACAGGCATTCCCTACTCGGGTGTCTCTGGTGTCCATTCTCTGAGGGCATCGTTCAGTTGCCCGATTGTGTCCAGGATGAACTTGGCTTCGTCAATGTGCCCAGTAAGCACGTTGACCTTGGCGACAAGCTGGTCCACCTCCGCCTCTGCCTTCGCCGCCTTCTCGCGCAATGCCTTGGCCCGCACCGCGTCACCCGAAAAAGCCTTGGCCTGCTTCTCGGCCGTCTCCGCCTCGGCCTTGATGAGCTGCGCTTGCCCCAGTAGCTCCTCGCGACTCTTCTCCATCGCCATCCGACGTATGCCAAACTGCGTAGGGTTCAGCGAGGGCACCTGGTCATACCCATAGCGCACCCCCTTCGCCCCACCAAGCAGGCTGCACGAGGCGGGAACAACAATCCTGGCGTGCTGGCCCACGACGCCCAGCCAAAACTCGAAGTTCGGGCGCTGGTCTCGATACTCGCTCTCGAAGGACATCTCGATCCCGTAGATTCCGATGTGGTCAAAGCCCTCGTATCCCGCCAGAGCTAGCATGTAGGCGGCTGACGACTTGAAGTATTCCGGCGGCCCCTCGGTCCCCGTCCGGCCGTAGTTCCCCAGGTAGCGGGCGATGATCTCGTCCTTGGGGTACTTCACAGACCCGGGCACATCCGGGTCTGTGTCTTGCATGTAAACGGGCTTGGTCTGCTGCTTGAGCCACTCCCAATGTTTCGGGTCATTCTGGTTATTTGCCCGGCGGTAGTCAAAGGGCTTGTGCATCTGGAATGTGCGGTCCCACCGCTTCACCCAGGATAGGCCAGTCTCCCCGCCGGTCTCGTTCATTACCCAGATTTCGCAGCCCTCGTCCCACGGCGCCAGGTGGCGAGTGCTCTCCGCCATTCCAACAATGGCTACTGCTTTCACTCCAGCACCTCAATCCTCCGCTTGGCCTTCGCGTCGCCCCCGCCAACGCCGCAATTGCCGCACGTTCCGGGATGGAACGTGTCGTCGTGCCACTCAGAGTGGCACGACTTACAAAGATACATATACTCCCCATACTCCCCCTTGTTGGCCTCGCCATCGAAATAGGGGACGTCCAGGCCCAAAAAGACGTCGGTAGAGATGTTCGTGGGGTACATGGGGATAAAGTCCGAGTCAGCGTGCGTTCCGTTCATCGCCGTCCCTCCCTCGCTCTCTCGTCGGCTTGCGCCATACGCTCCCCGCGTTCGTCTAGCGGCTCATGCTCCTGGAGATGCAGACGCCGATCAAGACACTCTAGGCACAGGGAAAATTGATACGGCTTGCCGTAGTAGGCCACGCCGGCCCTGTCCTTGTGATTACAACACGCGGGGTCGGTCAATGCCATCCGAGGAGATGCCCCACGTAGTCTGCAATCAGCGCAGTCAAGATGACGCCCAGGCCGGTCAGGAAGTACCAGAGGATGAACTTTGCCTCCAGCCCACGCATGCGCTTGTCGTAGTCCCGCGCCAGGAACTCCAACCCGTCCGCGCGCCCGTCCTGGTTGGCGTCAGCGAAGAACTTATCCTGCGCGGTCTCGATCTCGGGTTTGATCATCGCACTGCACACAGCAAGCCGGCCGGTAGCCAGCCTAGCATCGTCCACGTGTCGTCAAACGCCATCCCGAGCACCCTGAAGTACGCCCGCTCCTGGTCTATCATTCTCAGGTTCCCGGTGTCCAACCTGCCCCCACAAATCCCCGGCAGTACCATTGTCTCCCAGGGCAACTCGCCGTACCGCTCCACAATGCCCTGGAGTTCGGCCTCGTGCCCGTTCCAGAAGCGCACCATCTTCTCCGCCTTGGCATCCTCTGTATCGTTCCGCAACGTCACATTCGCCCACAGATCGTATATCCAGGATAGCCCCATTCTGCCGAGCTTGGCCTGCACCGACCTCCGGGGCAGCCTAGAGAGCTCCTGCCAGAAGCCTTGACACGCTATCGGATTGCCGTATCGACACATCGCCGCCATAACCTCAAGCGTAGCAGCCGTAGTGTGACTCTCGATCCACACCGACCTATCTCCCTCGAATCCTGCCGGAGCTGCGCAAAAATTGCCATTCTGCGTGTGGATGAGTTCGTGCGTCAATGATCCCAACAGCTGTGCTTGGTCATCGAGGAACCTGTCGTTCAAGTACACCGACGCGTCCTCGCAGTGCGCCGAGCCCGCAACTACGAACGACCGCTGCGCCACGAAGGGTGCCAACAGAATGAATGACGGATACGGATGCCCATTCGACACATTCTCGATGGCAAAGAATGGCACTATCTCATACGCCCACCTCGCCATCAGGGGCGCATTTGTCGTTGCGCCGTAGATCTGGAAGATCTGGCTCTCGGACTTCGGCACACCAATCGGTACCGCCTCGCCAGCTCTCCAATCCGCCAGCATCGCAATCAAGGCGTCCCGGACAATCGGGGCAAAGGCGTAGGCCTGAATGCCGGCCAGGGCCAAAGCCAACAAGAGCACAAACGCTACCAGGGGCATCCATACCGGAGTCGAGAGAGCTTTCCGCATCATTCCGCCTTTCCTGACAGTTAGTATATGTCAAGTCGCATAACGCGTCAAGTGCATTATCGTAAACCAAATTGGTTGGTTATATCACCAAAGGTACGGGGTAAGATTTGGGGGTTTGGGTGTACTATTCTTGTAGGAACCCGCCGTCGCCAAGGCCACAGGAGGCCGGGGATGAATGACTACACACCGGAGACGCTGCACCAATTGGCAGACGAAGCCGCTGGACGAAGGCTGACTCCGATAGAGTGCTTGGCAATATACGCCCACGTCAACACTTGGAAGACGCAACTCGCCGCCTCGCAGGAGCGGGTGCGGGAGTTGGAGGCGCGGGCGGCGGCGCTGCGACAAGTTGCCAGTGACGCCTACAGAGACGAGAGGACAGGCAATGCGCGGGTGTGGCGTACCGGGGGCTTGGTGCTAGACACCACGCCCGAGGAGTACGTCGAACACCTCGTCATGAATAATCGCGCCCCGGAGCCGCCGGGGGAGGATACATTGACCCGACCCGACGTGACGTGGGAGGAGCTTGGCAGAGGCTTTATCGAAGCGGCGTGGGAGGAGGGGACGTGAGCGACTTCATGAAGTCCCCATTCGTCAAGGCGTGCCAGTCTACCCTAGACCAGGACGCCATCAACTCGCAGCGGCTTAGTGACATCCTGACCCAAGGGGTAGCAGATCCGAGCCTCTGGCCAGAAGACCTTAGACTATGGACGGCGGAACTACTTGAGACTAGAATGATGGAGTTTTTCGACGACATGCCGGAGCCGCCCCAATAACCCCGGCTGGGCCAGGAACTGGAGAAGGATGGCGGCGACAGCACCGATAGCCAACTGCTCACTTGGTGTCAGCATCATAGGGCTTGACAAATTCCCCTCCTAAGTGGTACCATCCTTGCTATACCCCCGTCGGTTTCGACCGGCGGGCGCGGCCGGGGCGGGCGGTTGGCTCCATGCCCCCGCCTGCCCGGGCCTGCTCGTGTGTCGAGCTCTGCCGCAGCGAGGGCCGTTCGCCACTAAGGCGTTTGGGCACGGGCCGTCAAGCAGCCTCTTGCACTCGGCCCGGATGCAAGGCCCCAACTTCAGACCCGGGGCGCGCTGACGCATCGGGTAGCGGAGCGACCTGGCCGGCAGACCTGGCCACACGAGGCCAAAGCCGTAGGAGGCAACTCATGTTTCAATTACCACCCGAACTGAAAGCACTAGCGATCGCCCTGCTAACCCAGGGAATCAAGGCGCTTGTCGAGCTCTTCGGCAAGACCCTGGAGGGCAAGGCCGCCGCCGTAGTTGCCGTCGTTGTGGCGGCCATCGTCTTCTTGGGAGAGGGCATCATCGGCCTTCTGCCCCCGGAGACTCAGGAACAGGTTGTGGCCATCCTTTCGGCCCTGGCCTCTCTGCTGGCCGCATTTGGTATCCATCGCTTCTACGTCGGCCTGAAGCCCGCCTAATCCTGCCGGAGCGACGAGAGCGGGGCGACCTCGACTACGGGGCCGTCCCGTTTTTGTTAGGAGGCTCAACTGAAGGATTCCTGCGGCCCCATGACTCTTCAGTGGATGCTGGCCCAAGACAAGCGTGGCGCCAGCCTGAAAGCCCTGGCGCGAGAGTGCAAAATCCGCCGCGACAAGGGGGCATGGACATCCTCGATGGTATCCACCCTCGTCAGGCGGGGCTACAAGCCCTTCGTAGCCCAAGATGTCACATGGGATCAGGTCGAGGAGCTTCTACAAACCTGCCACATCCTCGTCTCTTGGTGGACGATGTTCTTCCCAAGTGGCGAGGACGAGGGCGGAGGAGCCCACTGGTCAGCGATAGCGGGGCTAACTAACATGCGCGTTGCCCTCTACGATCCAACATTCGAGTGCGTTGTCCAGTACCCTCGCGGAACTCTGGATGCACTGTGGCTTTCTCCAGAGTACAACGGGGAAGCTGGAGTCTTGAACGACGAATGTAGGCTCGCCATTTTTGTTCCTCGGCGGCCCCTCAAGTCTCGCAAGAAACGTTGAATAGGCGCGAAAATCCCTCGCGTCCGTAGGTTGTGGAAAACCTGGGGACAACTCTGTTCGGAAGTTCCCCGCCCGGTCTTGTGTCGCTGGTGCTCCGGCCTGATGCCCGACAAACCTGCGACCGGGAAGTTGGCTTCCTATGCCGAGTGAACGGCCCGGAAGGTGTCTCTACTCCGTTACCAGTTGGCTGCCGGGGATCTCTCGACCCGCCATTCCAGTCCTCAATTCCCCTGGTCCGGCCCGGCCTTGGCCTGGGTGTCTCCCCAGGACCGCGACTGCCCTGCCGCTATGTCTCGAAACGTCGGCACTTATCGAGAAGTGCCGACCGCTATATTCTCTGTCTCAGCTTCTCCGTGTACTTCTCCGCCTCGGCCGTCTTGCTGCACTTCCTCCAGAACCTTGCCTCGGACAAGACGTAGATCCTCCACCACTGGCCGCAATCACACTGCCATTCTGCGCCAGGAGACTGCTTGCGAGGATCAGCGGGGCTACACGGATGTTCGCTCACTCTGCCGGAGCCTCCGGGAACGGGAGGCGGGTTTGCAACTGCGCCTCCGAGATGCGCT